CTTATCTGAATACCCCATAATCCCAGTGATGTACAATCACACTGGGACACCATATCCAGTTGGCGCAGTACTTCCTATGATTGGTAAGCAAAGAGAGATAAATAAAGCACATCAAATTATGTTACATAATGCAAATCTTGCTTCTAATCTTAGATGGTTATACACAGAGGGAAGTGTAGATGAAGAAGAGTGGGAAAAATATTCAAGCTCTCCAGGAGCTTTATTAAAATATAGACAAGGTTTTGAAGTGCCAACCCCAGTTCAACCTTTACCTATAAATAATGCATTTTACACAGTTACTCAAGAAGGAAAACAAGATATTGAGTATATTAGTGGAGTTGCGTCTCAAATGCAAGGAGTTGGGCAACCTCAACATGACACTTATAGAGGAATGTTAGCACTTGATGAATACGGGACAAGAAGAATTAGACAATGGGTTAATAATACTGTGGAGCCAGCTCTTGAACAAGTAGGAAAAGTTTTTAAAGAAATTGCTCAATTTACATATACTGCTAAGAAAGTATTTAGGATTGTACAACCAGAGGCAGGAGCTACTGAGGGAGAAGTTCAAGAAGTTTCTATAAATATTCCAATTTATAATGACTTTGGTGAAGTTATAAAGAGATGGAATGATTATCAATCCTCACAATTTGATATAAGAGTGGTAGCTGGTTCAACTCAGCCTATTAATAGATGGGCATTGTTAGAAGAATATTTTAAATGGTATGAAGCAGGCTTAATTGATGATATTGCTATGATAGAACAAACAGATATAAGAAATAAAAAAGCATTAATGCAAAGAAAGTCACAATATGCACAAATGTCTAGTCAAATTGAACAAATGCAGGAAACTATTGAAAACCAAGATGGTACAATACAGACATTAGAGAGACAAGTAGTGCAAGCAGGCATAAAAGAAAAAATTAGTGAAGGTGAAAAGGTAATAGACAAAGAAGTTACCCAAACACAAGCAGAACAAAAACTTCTGCAACGCATGATGAAAGGCGAAGCAGATTTACAAAAGAAAGAGATGAAACTTGCAAAGAAGAGTGTTGCAAGTAATAACAGTTCGTCATAAATTAAAAGGAGTATAATTATGAGTGAATTGAAACAGGACAACCTATTAGCAGACGATTCAGAAAAGGTCGATACTGCTGTAGCCCCTGATGACTCACAAGCGGCTGAGGACTTTTTCTCTCAGCTTGACCGTCAAGTTATGGGCGATGCGATAGTTCAGCCAAACCAAGCTCAACCGCAACAGACAACTTCTCAAGTAGAGAACCCTGTTGAAGAGCAAATGCCTGCATCTGAAGATGCAGATAATCTGGAAAAGAGATATAGTGATTCTTCTCGTGAAGCAAAACGACTTAACACTCGTTTGAAGGAGATAGAACCTTATATGCCTATTTTAGATGCAATGAAAGAAGACCCTAATTTAATTTCTCATGTGAGAGGTTATTTTGAGGGTGGTGGTTCAGCTCCCACTAATATAAAAGAGCAATTAGGCTTAGATGAAGATTTTGTATTTGATTACGATGATGCTTTATCTCAGCCAGACTCATCATCCGCTAAGTTGTTTAATGCAACTGTAGATGGTGTTGTTCAAAGAAGGTTGAGTGATTTTGCAAGGAATCAATCTGAACAATCAAGAAAAACTAGTGAAGAACAAGCTTTTAAAAGCAAATTCAACATTAAGGAAGAAGATTATGATGATTTAATGGATTATGCAAAATCTCATAGATTAACATTAGAAGATGTTTATTATTTAAAGAACAAGGGTACTCGTGACGATAAAGTCGCTGGGAACGCAAGGGAAGAAGTAATACAACAAATGAAAAATGTGAGGTCTATGCCGACAAGTGTAGCTTCATCAGGTAATACACCTAAAGAAGATAAATCAGTCGATGATGTCGTCTTTGACAAATTGCTTAATACGGGAACTGGGCTAGCTGACTTAATGTAAACAAACGCTAAAACAACCGTAGGAGGTTTAAAATGGCAGATACAAGTTACCCAAGTGGTACTCCTCTGGCTCTCGCTACTTCTAGTGGTTTAAGTGAAGGTTACGCAGCATCCCAGGGTTCGTCCCTAGGTACTGGTGATTTACGAAGACGGTATGACTTTTCTGAAAGATTTTCGGAGCTGGCTATTGACCAGACTCCTTTTTTCAGACTCATGTCACAATTGGCTAAAAAGCCTACTGACGACCCTTCATTTAAATTTACAGAGAAGCGTCAGTCGTGGATGAAAAGGTACGCATATGTTGTTGGATTCTATAATGGCTCAGCAGATAAATTTGATGATGCTACATTAAAAGAATCTGACGATTCCGCACTATCAGCTGGTGGAGAGGTAAAACTCTACATGGCAGCAGATTACTTTAGTGCTGGTAATATTCAGAACGTACAAGGACAATCAAACGGAGCGATTAAAGTAGGAGATGCAGGAACAGCTCCTGAATTTCTACAAAAGAATCAAGTAATCAAAGTTCCAATGGCAGCTACTGCTGGCGGAGCTATCAATGACTATATGTTAGTTCGTGTTACCGCAGTTGGTGCACAAGCAGCTAAAAACTTGAGTGGAGCAGGTGGTTCATCTACCGCTGAAGTTAAATTAGTTACTGGTAAGATTCTTAGAGTTCCAAGTGGCGTTGAAATTGGTGGTTTCACCTCTGGAAACGTTGCAGACTGTGTAGTATACAATGAAGATATAGCTGAATCATTAGAATCCAAACGTTCATACGTTGTTGGTAATTCTTTTGGTGAAGGTTCTAGTCTTCTTGGTGACACATGGAAAGATAATCCATATTCAACTGGTTATGGACAAACACAAATCTTTCGTACTGAGTTCGGTATGACTAATACTGCAAGAGCAACTGCTCTGAAGTATGAGCCAAACGAATGGGCTCGTGTATGGAAAGATAAATTAATTGAACATAAATGGGATATTGAACAATCATCATTGTTTAGTGTTCAAAGTGCAGTTGATAGTGTTGACCATACTCAAGGTGCAGTGGATTATGTATTGAATTATGGTAATATCTTTAGTTGGGATACATCTAAAACAGTAGATGATTTCTTACAAGATATGTCCAAATATCAAGACCCACGCTATAATCAAGATAAAGCGACTATATTCTTATGTAGTACAGACGTTTATACTTGGTTGCATAAACTAGGTGGATACTTCAAACAAAATATCGGTATTGGTCAATCCAATTCTGGTGCTACTGACAATGTTGGTTTGTTTGGAGCTGACTTAGCTATAACTGGTCGTAAGAAAGTCATGGGATTAGATGTGACACAAATCTCAACAGTATATGGTGACATGAATGTTGCTAGATGTATTGCTTTAGATGGTAGTCATGTTAAAATCTTAGGAGTTAACTTAAACCATGTTAAGTACAGACCACTAGTTGGAAATGGAGTCAATCGTGACACAGCTATCTATGTAGGTGTTCAATCTTTAGAAAACACTGGTGTAGATAAAAGAGTCGACATGATTCTAACAGAAGCAGGTATGGAATTTAGTATGCCTGAGTCTCACGCTATTTGGAAATAAGTAGCGTAATAATATGCAAGTGATTCCCCGTGGGTTCTTTATCCTCCTTTCTCCCTATGGGGATGACCTTGTATAATAAGGAAAACATATGAAAATTTGGGAAAAAGTAAATAATATAACAGGAAATAGCTCAAAGGCTAGATTCCTTGTAGAATATATAAATGCTGGTGCAAAGTTTATTTTATCATCATTACCTGAAAAGTTCTTATGGACAATTGCCTCAGAATCTGAAGTTGATGGCTTCGATTCAACTGGAGCAAGTGAAATAGGAGCAGGTTCAAGTATTGCATACGATAAGGTTCTTGCAGTATATAGATATGATAGTGGTAAAAAAAGAGTATGTGCTGAAGCACCAGATAACAATATTCATATATTTGATGAAGCAGGCAGTTTATTAAGAGCTACTGAGATGTTTCCAAAGTTTTATAAATTAGGAGGAAAGATTTATATTAAACCTGACCCTGACTATAATTCTCATATAGGAAGTGGGAATGCTTATCAACACGCTTATACTGACCTTGATGGAAATACTGTTACTGTAAATTCAGAAGAAGGAGATAAGGGAGTTATTGTATATTCAGCTCCTCCAGTAATTGATGAGAACACTGATAGTTGGATACTTGCAGAATATGAAAATATAGCAGTATTCTACGCAGCTTCTCTTGACCATATGAGGTTATCAGCTACTTATAGAGATTTATGTAAGGCAGAAATAGATAGAATATTTTCAACTACGATACCATCATTTATTAGCAACTTACCAAGCACTGCTCCTTCTTTTTTATTTTCTGATAGCATACCTTCAGATTTCAATCTTGGCTCTGAATCTCTTCCATCTAATTGGAATATATCTTTGTCAATTCCTAGTGCTTTTGTATTGTCATCTTCTCTTCCATCTTCATTCTCACTAACAAAAAGTGTTCCTTCATTCAATTTTGTTGGTAAATTACCTACGGGGATTTCGCTTACAAAGGAGCTTCCTAGTGGGTTGGTTATGTCAGAAGCATTACCATCAGATATTAATTTAGGCTCAGTAGGATTACCTGATTATAGTTTTGATGTATCTCTTCCAGTGCCAATTAGCATTTCTAGTGCATTGCCAACAGATTTTAGTGTTTCAAGTTCTCTACCATCGTCAATTGTTATATCAACCCCATTACCAGGTGATTTTTCTCCATCAAAAAGTTTAAGCAGCACATCGTTTAGTACATCATTAACATTGCCTGATTATACTCTACCAGTCTTATCTACCAATCTAACTAGTTTTGCAAGTGACGTAGGAAATGCAGAAAGTATACTTGAAGGAGCATTGACATCGACAGATAGCACTGCTAAAACACCTAAGAGTGCATTACATTGGTTAGAAGATGAAGACTCTGAAATGTCAAGAGCGACAGCAGAGATTGTGCAATCTGAATTAGGTATTGCAAATCAAAGATTAGAAGGAGAGTCCTTTAAGATTCAAGAATTTTCATCAAAATTAAGTGGGATAAATAATGAGTTTAATGGTAATTTACAAAAATATGCTCAAGAGTTTGCAAAGGCATCACAAAAGGTACGAAGTGAAGTTGAAATGCAAAATTCAGATGTTCAAAAAGAACAAAATAGAATTAGTTCTGAAGTTGCTAAATATAGCGCAGAAGTGCAAAAAGAAGGCTCAAGATTTAGTAGCGATATATCTAAATATCAAAGCGAGTTATCTAAAGAACAACAAAGAATAGCATCTCAAATTAATAAATATAAATCAGAGTTAGAAAAAGAAGGTCAAAGATATAATGCAGATTTACAAGCATATGGACAATCTTTAGCGACAACAGCTCAAGAATTTCAAATGAAAATAGCAAAATTCACTTCTCTTGTAGATAAAGAAACAAAAAGATTTAATACTGAAGTATCAGCTTACCAAGCAGAACTAGCTAAAGAAAGTGCATCTAAAGGTCTTGATGTAAGTATATTTGAGAATGAACTAAGTAAGGAAGTTCAACGTATAAATTCAGAAGTTAGTATATATCAGTCTTCATTGGCTAGAGAATCTAAAAAATTCGATTCAGATTTAGGTTCATATGCTTCAGAAGTACAAAAAGAATCATCAAGGATACAAAGTGAATTAGGAAAATATAGCGCAGATGTTTCTAAAGAAACTTCAAGGATACAAGCAGATATGGGAAGATATTCTTCAGAGATTGCCTCTGAATCACAAAGATTAACTGGACAAATAGCAAGATATTCTACTGAAGTTCAAAAGGAAGGACAAAGAATACAGAATGGGTTAGCAAGGTATTCAGCTAAATTAAACGAAAGTTCTCAGAAATTTCAAGGTGATTCTGGAAAATTTCAATCAGAATTAACAAAAGCTAGAGCATCTCTTGAAGAAGCAGGAGTAAGACTTCAATCATCTGGTGCGTATACTCAAAAGTCTCAAGCATCCATACAGGCATCACAATTATATTATCAAAGAGCTTTAAGTGAATTACAAGGAATCACAGGGGCAATGACTGCTCCAGAGCAACAACAACAATCTCAAAGAAGAGAACAAGGAGCATCAACATAATGACGATATTAGAAATTATGGAAAGAACTAATGCTCGTGATACAAAATTAGTCACAGCTTTTGTTAAAGACGCTATTATGAAAATCCAATCTTCAACTGAAATGGAAACTAAAGTTAATAAACAAGATATAACAAAAAATGTTCGTGATTATGATTTACCAGTTGATATGATAGCAATACATAATGTTAGCGTTTTAGATACTGAAGATGATAATAAGTATAAAAAAATAAGAAGATTATCGCAAGAACCTAATATTTCTGAGGATACAAGTCCATAATGAGTTACGATACACATAGAACATACGCTTTTCATCATCAAGGTAAAAAATTAAGGCTATATCATATTGCACGAAACTCTGGCAGAGTAGTAGATGCGCAGGGAAGAGTTGGAGGAGGAATTTCAGACTCTCTTGTATATCCTAATGAAGCTATAACAAATGGATTAAGAATAGAATATACAGCAATAGTAAAGCCCTTTGTACAACAAGACCCAGAGACGACATCTTATTCAAGTTTAACAGAGGTAACATCCCCCAAAGAAACTACCCACGTTAATCTTAATAGGATGCTCTCTCTGGCGATAGTAGATTTTGTAAAAGCATCTTTAGCAGAAAGGCAAGGAGATATACAGTTAAAAGAGTATTATATGAAGGAATTTTTTAGTAAAATTGCTGATAATGAAAGTAATAAAAATAAGGTTTATATCGCACATCCGATAGATACCTTTGCAGTCAAATAGGAGTAAAATATGGCAAGAATAGATTATGCAATAAGCGTAACCCCAATTCAAGCTTCACAGTATGATGTTACATATGATTCTGCTGAGGCAGGAACAAATACAACAAACACAGATATTGAATATGTAGACCCTGAAATAGGAAGAAGTTTAGGTGGAGGTAATTCATCTACTTCATGGGTTGGAAGTGCAATAGCTACACCAAACTGGGAATCAGGAGCCGCTGACCATTATAAAAGTGGAGATGATGCTAATACTTTCGCAGTAGACTCTGGAGCTGATGGTTTATGGATAAAGCATACTGGTTTTGATTATGATGCTACTAAAACTAATAAAATTAGCACAGTAATTAATAATGTATTAGTAACTGTAACAGGAGCTAATGATATTATTTGTAAGCTAAAGGGAGGTGAAGCTATATTTTTACCACAACCGTTAGCTCAAACAATTACATTCTCAGACGCAGGGACACCAGCAGCTATGGAAGTTGTTGTATTAACTTAAATAGGAGATAAAAATGGCAAAAGGACTACAAGATTACGCAGTACAAGAAAGTGTAGCACCTTACATAAAAGCAGTGGTGGCAACTGGTAGTGACCAGGATTCTTGCAGAGCAGTTCATATGAAAGGAACTTCTGCAAGCGTTAATCTTACTGTTAATGGTTCGGTGGTTGCGTTTTGGTTAATCAAAGGGCATACATACCCAATTTGTGCAACAAAATCAAGTTCAACTGACGTAGTATTCTTATACTAAATGTTAACTAATGAACAATATAAAGATGTTCAAATCATGCAAGGAGCAGGGTTTAAAATGGTTGTTACTATGGATAGTACACATACGATGAGCAATACAATGACATACTCAGCCGTTATCGTAAAAGATAAGGCTAGAAGTTCATTTACTGGTCCGAAGAAAAACCAGGGCACTCAAGGGACTTATGCTTCAAATGATGATTGGATAAGTGGAAGTGTAAGCTCAGTACATTTTAATCTAGTAGCTGATAGAAGTGCAGGTACAGTAACATTGACCTTACCTGAAGCTGCGAATAGACATTTTACTGATGATTTCGAGGGTTTGTGGGATTTGATTGAGTATGACCCTAGCGCAGGTAGTGGAGACCAATATACAAGACATATGCAAGGGGATATAGTTGTTTCTTCAAATGCAACATCTAAAGAATTTGATACATTTACTGCGACGGTGGCATAATGGCAATAACCGCTAAAGTAACAAGTAATGCTTCGGCAAAATCAGTAGGAACGCAGAACGCTGCTAAAACCTCTGATTCTTTTAATATTAAAGCGAGTGCAATACCAATAAGTTTAACAACTTTTCCAAACATTAAGAATGTACAGGATGCAGTAGAAAAGGTAACGGCTATTGTAGCTGTTGCAGATTCTG